ATCGTAAGCCGGAACGACTGGTTTACCTGCAAATTCTGAGCCATCAAAGTCGTCGGGAAGGACGATAATGTTTTCTACTTGATTTTTTTCTATTGTTGCGTATTTCATCATGCATACTCCCAAACAACGCAAAGTCCGGGCATTCCCTCTGCGCCGGGACGAGTAGTTCCTGTTGAACGACCACCGCCACCACCGCCGGCCCCATATCCATTCCCAACTACTCCACCGGAGCCAATAATAGAACCTGGGCTGATGTTGGAATAAAAAGCGGCACAACCGCCTCGACCACCAGTGTACGTAGTGACAGAACCAGCAAAATCTCCTGAACCACCGGTGATGTTTATATCTCCATTAACGCCGGCCCCGCCCGAAGAATACCCAGCAGTGCTGGCACTTGCTCCAGCGCCGCCACCATTACTGGATAAATGGACTCCAAAAGAAGTTGTGCCTCCACTGCTACCACCTCCCGAAATTCCAGCAGCACCTCCAGCACCGATGGTAATTGTTTCTGGAACGGTTAACGCGGACACATCAATCATTTTTCTGGCGTAACCGCCACCCGCACCCCCGCCACCAAAGCTATTGTCAATATTGCCAGCGCCACCTCCACCCCCGCCCCCAACGACTTCTGCTAATACCTTCTTGGTTCCTGTTGTAGGTGTATACGATCCTGAAGCCGTAAAGATTTGGATGTTAATTAATTGACCAGATTTTAATGCTGTTTCATCAATCGCACCCTTAACATCAGTCGCCGCTAGCCCGCTGTCTGTGTTGTCGTAAGCAATCAACGCAGGCGCGTAAGCAGAAACCCCGTCCCACTCATAAATACCCTTGCCGATAACATAAATAGGCTCAATATCAGAAGTCGGTATGTCAGCGACTGCAAAAATAGGCAAATGATTCTTAAATAACCTGCCCTCAATCACCCAAGCAGTGCCGGCAGCGTTTCTGCGCTTTCTCGTAAGCGTCCCCGTATCAGCCCATGTCATATAAGGACCGACCCCATCGAGCGAGCTGGGGTCAATGGCGCCAGCGAAGTCAGTACCCAAAGCCTGCAAGGCGGCATTAGTGTCATCAACTGCCGACGCACCGGAATACGGCGGGGTCGTATTTAATACGATTGAACTTTGTGCCATTTCACTTTCCCATTAAAAAAGCCCCCGAAGGGGCTAGTAACCTTGACTTATCCAATTAATACTTCGCTCGACTGGTCCGCTGTTTATGATCGTGACGGTGAACCCAGCCGCATCTGAACTTATTAGCTTTGCCTGATCGCCTTCCTCGGCGTCCAAAATAGTGATCTGAACGTTTGGCCGCGCATGGAATTCCTTGTCGTACGTAACCGTTAACCCGCCCGTCCCGACCGTCACATCCTCGGCGCGTTGCGTCAGGTCCGGTACATCAATCGACCACTCGAACTTTTCGACGAACGGCACGATGAGCGGGTCGCTCGTTTCGAGAATAATTCGCACATCGAAGTACCTAGCGTTGTATAGGCCGGGTACGTGGTCCTGCCATTCCGTCCAGACGCCCTCAACCTGCGCGTGTCTGATCTGCGGTCGAACGGTGATCTTCTGCAAATCGGAGCCGTTAAGAATGTCGTCAATCGCGAAAATGTCAGGCGCCAGCAAAATATCGGCAGTCAGATTCCGCGCAATAACTTCAACATCAAAATCAACGCGCACCGGAGTGACATACCCGATATCGACTTGATCGGCTTCGGCGTTCTTGTACGTGCCGCTTGAAGCCGGGCCGCCATACCAAAGAATGTCTTGTTCTTGAAAAACGTCCTCTATCGCGAGAAAGTCGCCTTGTGGGGCCAGGGTTAACTGGCCCTCGTGGATATACGCCCCACCGGTTAACGTGCCTGTCCAGTCGGGTGCTTCGTCTTGAACGATGATGACGTTGCGAACCAGCGTCGCCCCGGATATCTGCAGGCTGTCCGGCTGGCCATAAACAATCGTGCCGCGATAATTGAACCTTGCTGCGACCCAGTACGTGCCGTTTCCAACAGCCAGCGTCTCCAGATTGCTTGTGAACGCCACAATGCGGGAATTGGCCCAGTTGCTCCCGAGGCGCACCTCATACTGCGGCTGGCGGATATCAACCACCCTATCCCACACGAGCGTTGTCAGGCCATCGCGGAACACACTGTTCAGGCCCGTGAGCGTCGGCAATGGCGTTGTCAGGCCTTCAACCGTATAGCTATTGGTCAAAGGCTGGCCGCGTCCGGTGGACCCAACAGGCGTTACCGTCACGCTCACAACATCAAGCGTTTTTGCCTGAATTGAGATCGAGCGGTTATCCGTTCTGACAGCCGGCTGAGCCTGCCCGTTAATGCTGACCACAACTTCGGCGGCCATTGATCGCGACAGCACCCAATTGATACTGACCTCGGATATATCGGCCTGAACGTTAACAAGCGTCTCAGAGAACCCGATACTGAACACCAAACCAGCCAGTAAGGCACCATCTTTTGGCGGGGTATACAGGTACGGATTGTTCTCGCTGGCGTAATACTCGGGGTCGTCGTCAATGGCCTCAAATTTCACACCATCCTCGGTAGGCTCAACTGACGTAATCTTGAACCTCCGACCAGGCGTTGCGAGTGGGTCAAACATCCATACCCAGTCCACGACCGGAACATCCTCGTAACCCTCATCGCCCGGCAAGGGAAAGTCCGACATATCCGATGTGATTGTCACGGTATCCACATCGCCCACGGCAGACGTAACCGACACTGTTTTCATTTGGCCTTCCGGCCCACGAATCAGCATGGTTCCGGCCCCGTCGGACGGCACCTTGTTTTGAAGAGTGATAACGTTTCCGTCCCTGGCCAGCATCCGGCCCGAATACCCCCAGACAGTTAAATCATGGCTGATCTGTACTACGTCACCCCGGCCTGCCACCCACCCTTCTATGTCGGTCTCCCACGACACCCGCCGGCGATGCCACAGCTGGCTTGCCGCAAGTAAGTTTGCCTCGCGCCCCGCCATCACTGGATTCGTGCAGCCTTCGAAATCAAGTTGAAGCGGGTTATTCGTCGTTGTCGCGCCAGGTACCTTGACGCGCACCTCATCCATTTGCCAGTTACGCGCAGGATTAATGAAATTGAGAACAATCTCGTCGGCGGTCCCTTCCGAGATGTAATCGATATTGAAGGAGCCGGCTTTGATATTGAACGGGCCAAAAATGGCTGTAACAGGCAAGTCTGCTGCGTCCCACACAACTCCCAGCTTTCCGGTCTGCCATGTTGGGGAAGCACGGCCAGCCTGGGCGATCATCTGCAAGACTTGCGCAGACGACATTCTGCGATCGAGCACATAATCAAAAGTCAGTCCCTTTTGATCACACCACAATCCCCAGGCTTTGACCGCCTCAATATCATTCTGCGCGTCGGCAAGTCCGGCGCCATAGACACGGTTGCCACTGGATGAATCATATTTTCCGCGAGCAAACCACAACAAAGACCACGCCGGGTTGCTTGTCGCCGCCCACACCCAGGCCGAGCCATTCCAGACAGGGCAATAGACTTGCGCGATCGCATTAAGTTCGTCAATTGGGCCATTGAGTTGCCCGCTGGCTTTAATGCGCAGCGCGACGCGAAGCTGGCCGGTATAGTCGGCAGTATCCGGCTGGTAGGCAAGTATCTGATTAACCGCCGTTTCATTCGATTCGCGGCTGCTCTTAATGTCGCCCGTGACTTTCCAAACGCGCACCTCATATTGGCCAGGGGCAACCGACCACGAAACCGTGCGGCGCGTTGGTTCTTGCTTGGCGCCAGTCATGCGCACCCCTGGCGTGCTGGAATACCCGATCACAGGGTCAGGGGCCTGGCCTTGCCACGGCTGCCCTAATTGATAAGGGTGAGGTTTCCACTCCCAACGCCCGTATTGCGGCGGGTTGTAATAATCCCCAGGGTGAACCATTTCGAGATCACCCTCGGTATGATCCGCGTAATTAGTTGACCCGAACGATAGTTGGTGAGGACGCCAATACGGGTCATACCCAGTGGATTGAACCGAGGCAAGACTCCAGTAATGAGTGGCGTATATTGCGTCTTGCAGCAACCCGATATCGGTCCAGCTTCCCCCGACCGGTCGATATTGAATCCTCAAATCAACCGAACGAGCATCAATACCCCCGTCATCGCGCACGTAAAAGAGTTGCGCGGCCAGTTCAACAGATATGTAATTTGTGCCCGCTGCCGTCGTGCGGCTGTTTACCACCCCCGAGGCAAGCGCAAAGCCTTGAATCGTGTCTACGTTGCCGGGAAAGAGCGTTAACGCGCCTGTGGCATCGGATATTTGAATCTGAACGCCCTGGTAGTTGCTGATCGGCGTATTGCCGATCTTGAATTCAGACAACTGAACGGAGCCGGCCTGCAGCCCAAAGTTGAATACTTGATTCAGGTACTGATCTTCACCGACATACTCGGTGTAATAATTTGCCCCCAGATCCGCCACAACCTTGTGTCGCCCGAAAATCAGTGTCATCGGCTCCCACGGGCGCAGTCGGTTGCGCCCACCAGATATGGCGTAAGTCGGGCTGGACTCATACTTGCCGCCCTGGCCGAGCTGTGCGGCTGTAGCGGTAGGCGGGGGTATGAGGGCGTTGATCAAGAGCGTGCCGCCGATCATCAAGGCCGCCGACGCCAGCCCTGTGCCTAAGCCAGTGGCAGCCCCAAGCGTAGCTCCCAAACCCTGCCAGCCAAAAGCCCCGCTGGTTGCGACAATTAACGCAACCATTGCGACAGTGCGCAAAACCTTATTTCCGCTACCGCCCCCAATCACACGAGCACGGATCACAACCTGGTCCCCGGTGCGCGGGATCAATTGCCGCCACAACGCGTCAGGAACGCGAACGCCGTTATGCCACACAGCCACAGGCCCTGCAGGCACAACAACGCCGGTTCGCTTTAAGTACGCACCCAGCGTTTCACGCTCGCGAAATGCGTCAACAACCGACAGGCGACCATCACCCACCAAAGCATGCGGATGAACAACCAGTGAAGGATTCTCGACGGTTACAGCCATTTGTAGAAACCCTCAACCCGATAATGAATGCGTGTTATGTCTCGTAGCCTTTCGCGCGTCACGAACTGGAATGATTGGTTGGCATGCAGCACCCACCACTCGCCAGCGATCCAGCACATGATGCCGATGTGGCAACTATGACCACGCCCGACGAGCAACACAGGCTGGCCGTCTACCGGCGCATCGATACGTTCTGCGTAATCGTCTTTCAAGTCGTTAATCTGCTTAGCCTGGGCGCGAATGGTGGCGGCGTGCGAGACAGGCAATGAAATGTCTTTGCCGAACACCTCTTTCGCCACGCGCACCGCCAGTACGGCGCAATCGCCAGTCTCAGGTATGTACGGAATACCTACGTACTTGTCAGACCAATGCATTTCTAACGCCCATAAAAAAGGCCCACCGAAGTGAGCCAAGAAAAAACCGCCAGAAGGCGGCTAGTTCTTTTTAGTCTTGGCAGGAAGCGGGGCTGCCTCTCTCAATGCCATCCAATATCTTGTCAATTTTTGGTCGCCACCAATTGGACGATCTGAAAACCGGGTTGCTGTAAGCCTTAACGACCCCCATGGAAAATTCAGTCCGATTCCCTTTTGGTGAAATCTCTATAATCCCAAAAGCATCATTTGACCGCCCGCCGAGACCCATTCTTAGGTATAAGTCGATAATAGTCTTGCCGCTTTTCTCATACCATTCTGGGATATGCCCGAGAATATCCCCGCACTGCCTGGCGTATTCTCGCAAGCCATCATAGGTCTGTTGATAAGTGGCATCCACAGATCGAGAATAATTAGACATGTCGCTTGATGTAAGCTTCCCTGGCGGCGTAGCGCACCCCGCCAGTACCACGACAATCGACAAAACAATCCACCTCATCACGACCCTCATTTATTCTTTTACATATGGAAATACTAGCACGCAGCATGGCAATTTCCTAGAACATCGCCGGCGCGGTGATCGTGTCGTAGCGCACCGCCACAGCGGGCTGCATCAACGTGTTCTGAAAGCCAAGCGTGCTGGATACTTCGATGTTGTTAATTGAAATGCCCGACAAATCCAACGTCATATCAAACTGGTGAACGTCAGGGTCTGACCGCAGGACCGCTAGGATTCGGCACCTCGCACCTTTGCCGCCATTGCTTACTTCCAGCCATTGCGTGAGCTCGCGTCCAACGTTGTCTACTGCCAGCTTTGCCGTGGGCGTTTGCTCATCCACATCGTCAGGCCTGGTCAACCGGAACGAGGTTGCGTGGAACAGCGCACCGTTGCTCGTTATTTCCACCGTGTTATTAACAAACCTTGCCGGCACGACCAGGTCAGCATGAGTGATTTCAATCAACTCCAGTAACGGCTCGTCGGGGCTGGTCGCATTGAGAACACGACGACCTTGATTTGTGTACGTCATCCGATAGTCTCTATTTGGCAAGCGGCAACCCAAACTATTCCAGGACTTGTCCACTGGCATTTTCCACCAACGATACGCGCCTGCTTGCTTGTACCGCTGAGCGGATCAGCCCATGTAAACCAGCCTGCGCCACCGTTGAGCTCTGTCCTCACCCATTCATCAAACAAGGCCTTATCGGCCTTACTGCGCACCTTGATCTGGGCCTCCCGCGTCACAATTGGCGTCGTGTAACGTGGCCGCTGCTTGGCTATGCCGCCATCCATTTCGGTGCGTAAAACACCGTAATCCGGCTCTTCCGAATAACCGGCGCGCAACAGCTTTGCGTATGAAGGAAATGTAGCCATCACATCGACCTTTTAAGTTGGCGCGCATAAGGCCCATTCTTTTGCAAGTCGTTCAACATCACCTTGATCATCATCCGTCCCATTGCGTCAAAGCTCACCTCGGGCTGACTTGCTGAAAGCGGCTGGCTGGAATTGTTGTTCAGAATGACTTGAGGTGAGCCTCCAGCCGCGGCGCTGCCGACCAGCCCGCCATTTGCATACCCTTTGTTGATTCGATCCAAGACTCCCACCCCAACACGCTGAGTGGCTTGCTGGTTCAATACATACTCGCCACGATGAACAATGCCGGCAGGCTCGTATTTGCCGCCCGGGCCGGTGTAGCCACCAGAATCGAATGACGACCAAGACGCGAAAGTGGGTGGCGTATTCAAATAGCTCTGTGCGCCAAGATCAAACCCCGAGCCTGCCGTAATGCTTGGTCCGAATATGGAACTCACGGCACGACCTATAAGCCCTCCCACTTCCCCGTCTTTACTGTAATTGCCGAACAAAGCTTCAGCTAAGTTTGCCGCCGCTGCATCAGCAACCATGCGCGTAATCATGTCGCCAAATGATTGGCCGATATCCTGGAAGTTGCCAGTGAGGATGCTGTATAACCCGTCACCCAATGAATTCTGAATATTGCGTGCAGCCTCGAGCGTGAATTCCGAAACACCGTCCATTGTCTTTTCATGGACAATTCCATACTGCTCAGTCATGCGGATAAGCTCACCTTCCGCCTCAAGCAATTGTTCGATGCTGCCATAAACGATGTCGCGCTCTTGTTTGGCTTTGCTGGATGAGCCCACCCCATCTGACCTAACTGTTATCGTGGGCAACTGCATCGCTTCCCACATGCGTAATTCGTCGTTGCTGAAACTATCACGCAAAGCGTCGGTTAAAAGCGGCTTATTCCATATATTTGATAGCTGTTGATTAACTTTTTCTCTGGCTTTTGCAGCTTCCTCGACAATACGTCGCACGCCCTCGTCTGACGCATCAATGCCAACTGATTTCGCCATCAGACCCGGCACACCCCAATCTGGCAGAATGTTTGCCATTGTCGCTAATGCTGCTTTACTGTCAGCCACAACAGCGGAGATGCTACTGCCAGCTATTATTACCATGTCTACAACTGCGCTCACAGCGTCATAAACATGAGCAAATACCAAAGCCGTATTCTGTGCCCAGTTATCTAAGTTTTTGTCGTTGCTCAGTTTTTGAGTCTCGCCGAATAGCAACGATGTTTCTTCTTTTGTGTCTTTAAATGCATCGAAAACATCAAGCATCACCGGCAAAAATGAATTTGCCATTGTTGTTGACGCGCCCTTCACAACACCCGTCAGTTGCTGCAAATTCCTGTCTAGTTCTTTCGCCGCCGCAACTGTTTCGTTGGTCATAACAAGACCAAGGCGCTCAGCTTCTGCCCCCATTTCAGACATACCGGCAGCGTTGTCACGCAACAGTGGAATCAGCAATGAAGAATCCGACGCCATTGCTTCCATGTAAAAGATCATCTCAGATTGAGACAACCCTGCTTTTTGTAAGCTGGAAACGTACAAACCCAGAGCATCAGGCCCTGAAAGATTGCGAAACTGCTCGGCGGTGACACCAACCTTTGGCGCAATGTTTTCAAAGAAGTCCGCCATCGGCCCGCCGCCGGTAGTCAGAAAGTCACCGACCCGGTCCTGAGTATCTTTAAGAATATCCGATAGTTTTTCCTGCTCAATACCCACTGACTGGGCAGCGTAAGACCAGCGCTGAAGCGTTTCCGCATTCGTGCCTGATAGCGTAGACAGCCGATCCAACTCCTTACCGGTCTTCGCCATTTCGCTCGTCCAGGCGACAAAAGCAGTGCCGGCAACCGCACCGATAGCCACAAAAGCCGTTGCCGCCATCTTGGCCTGTCGCTCAAAGTTCTCAAACGTCTTTTTCGCCTGGTACTCCGAACGATTCAGGCCGCGCGAAAACTCGGTACTGTCCAGCCCAAGTAAAACGTTTAAGCGACCTAACGCACCACCAGCCATAACGACCACCCATAAAAAAGCCCCGCTATAAGCAAGGCGGAACGACTAAAACTTGTTAAATGTTTACTTCAGCATTAATTCGGCACAGTCAAGAAGTGTTGGGTACTTGATCAACATGAACACTCCCTTTGAGATAGACACAAAGGCTATAACTCAACCGCGCCTGCAAATAAGTCCTCAAGCGGATCATCGCCCGGATTCTCAAACCAGAACGACATCAGATCCTGCAGCTTGCCGCCGCCCATCGCCTGGGCAATTCGCGCAGCGTTGTAGTCGGCACGCCAGTTACCAAATGGCTGTTTGCGGTAATACTGCTCATACAGCCTGAAATCCGATTCAGGCATTTGCCGCAGCTCTTCGAGAGTTTTCCCCAGCGCGAGACTCAGCTCGATCATGAACTCGCGCCGGGGCGTTAGTTTTTTCCCTGAAGCGCTCCTGCAAGCCTGTTAACCATACGATTCGATAAACCTTTAATAATCTCGACATCGTCTTTATTATCTGGATCGAAAATCCGTTCTTTGCCGTCTTCCGAGTACAGCGCCAACGCAAGGTTTCTCGCGTTCGCATCCTGAGTCCCGGAACCATCAAAATGTTCAATATCGCCAAGACTCAACTCCCGAATCATGACTTTGCCCACACCTTCGATTGGGACGATGGCACTTTTCAATTTCTGACTGGCTAATGCGGCTTTCAGTTCTTTTGCTGACATGAATGCTCCTTATGCCGCGATGCGGTAGTAATCACCGGAAAGCTGAATAGTGACGCTGGACGTATACACCCCGCCGGTCGAACCCTCAGCGCCTACGCCGGTTTGAATGCTGCCGTAATAAAGCATCGTGCCTTGGTCGCGTGGCAGTATGTGCTTAATCCAGAATTTACTCGCGCTGTTTTCGTACTCTTTGAACTTGTTCTGAACCGTGGTTGCAGGGGCATAGTTGAAGTTAAACTGAATCGTGCCCGAATCAGCCAGGCCAGGGTCGTATTCTCGACGAGCGGAACAAAATGTTGATACGTCGGTCTGGTCAATCGTGCCGCCGGCGCGGTTAAAGCTGTTGACCTCGCACCAATTAGCTGAAAACTCATGTTTGGCCGCTTCGGCTCCGGTGATGCTGCCGGGCACTACAAGATCAGACCAATCGGCGCCTGCCAGTGTAACGGTACCGGTTGCTACGTCGCTGACTGCATACTCGCCATCAAAACCCTCACCAACACCCGATATGGTGACGATATCGCCCTTAACCAAAGTGGTCGCGGTAATGTCAATTGTGCCGGGATTCGTCGCAGTGACGGAATCAATGGTTTCAGGCGTTTCAGACACGCCTGTTTGAACGAGAAGTTTCGACCCCTTTACCGGGGTGACTTTGCCTTGTGCCATTTCATTGCTCCAATAAAAAACCCGCACAAGGCGGGTCAGTGTAAAAGTTGAAAGTAATTAGAAGCGGATGCTGTACTCAATCATTCGCCGGTGAAGTTTGGTGTCTGCGTCGTATTCATACACATCATTGATTCGCTCGGCGTGCTCAAAAGTCGCGTCAATCGCTGAGAATATCGGCGCTCGCAAACCTGCCAGCACGCCAGGGTGCCCTGCGTAGGCATCAATCTGCACCCGATAATCTTCCATGTCTGACGCCCCGCAAATCGTATTTTCCGGTGTCACTATTTGCGTGGGCAAGACAATGGCGGTCCATGTCATTCGGTTTTCATCGGTTGGCAGCTTTTCCACAGGCAAAACACCGAAGTGAACGCCAGCGTTAACCAGTAGCAAGAGCGCGGTACGTAAATCTGTCTCTAAGCTCATTTTCGGTTCACCTTGCCCACCGTCTGGCCGACCTTTTTGGCTTCGGCTTCCAGGCGTTTGCCAAGCTGCTCTTTGATTTTGTCGGCGGCTTCCATTTTCTTCGCCTCAAAAGCCGGCCTTAGAAAAGGTTTAGCCTCCATCTTGCCAGTGCCAAACTCAAGAAATCGCCAGTAAAATGCCGAGTTGGCTGTTTTACCTTTGACCCTCACCCCCACTGCGGCTTCCTGAATGCCTGGTTGTTTTGGCTTCAGATTAGCGGTGCGAATGTTCTTCTTTACCTTGCCAGAATCAACCGGCACACGCTGCTTGGCTTCTTTAGCAATGACTCGGGCCCCAGCTGCGGTAGCAGACCGCGCAATACGTTTCTGTACCCGACTGTCCAACTCTTTCAAGGCCATGCCTAGTTCTCGCAAGCCTTCAACGCGAACCGCTTGCTTAGCCATTGTTTGCCCCTAATTCACAAACCAGATCGGTATATACCCGATCACTCACATCATCAAGCACGGCGCGTATGTCATAAACCTCGCCTTCGCACAACACTCGCATCCCTGCGGTCACATCGGTTCTACGACGAATCCGGATCGACGCCCTGACGATTGACACATCAACGCCGCTTTTGACCGTCTCCAGGCCCGACGCATGCTTAATGTCCGCCCAAACGGTCGCCACCTCAATCCAGCCTGACGCAGGCATGCCCCAGTCGTCCTCTTCCGAACTCGGGCTTTCAATTTTGATCAGCCGGTCAAGTGCTCCCGCTCTCATATATAGGTCCTGTACGCGTCAAGCAAACGATCGGCAAATTTGAACTCAGTAACGATATTGCCAACATTCACGTCTTCGCGATTGGCATAGAGGGAACCGATACGAAGCAGCATCCAACTTTTAATCTGGCTTGGCACATCAGTCGCGGTTGCGTAACCCGCCACATAGCGAATCATTACTGCATTGGGCTGGCATTTTGTAGCGGGCCAGAAAGTCCCATATGGTCGGACGATCTGCGCCGGCTCACTATAAGTGTCCACCTCATAATCGGCAGGGTCCAGAACCTGGACGTTGCCTGCGACATCCACATATGTCAGGCTCGTAATCGAAACCAAAGGAGGCATCGGAAGCTTGATCTTATCGACAAAGCCATCCAACCCAAGCTCTAAAGTTTGCGGCATCAAGGCTCGCCCAGTCAGATGCTCCGCACCTTGGCGAGCCGCGACGATCAGTGACTCAATCATTGCATCCTCCGGATGCGCAGCTGTATCCGACAATGCAGCAATTATCCGCAAGTGCAACTTCGCTTCTTGCAAGGAGACCGGCTCTGCAGCGGGCGGCGTAATTACTTTTAGCGACATGCGGCTATCCAATGAATGGGCGCCACAAAGGACGCCCTTATTGCGTTAAACCGCAGGAGCCAGGTTCAAGTGACCCTTAACGATCACTGCTGCTGCGGCGATGGAAGTCCCACTGTTTTGGGTAATAACCACACGCAAATAACGCTTCACACCACGGTAGCCAACGCTATAGGCGCTGTCGGCCGCCAAACTCGCCGGCAACTCGCCCAACAGATCACCAGCGGTGACGGCTGCCGAATCAGACAAATCTGACTCATCGCCATGCACCAAACTGACAGTAAAGTCACCCGCACCGGCAATGGCACCGGTGTTGATAACAACCGTTGCCGAATTGGCACCCTGCAAATCAACAATGGCTGCGTCGGCTTTGGTCGCTGTGTGCACGGCCGCGGCTAACGCGGACACCACCGCGATATTGTTTTTCAAGTCTTTCATAATGATTTCCTTAAAATCTATTGAAGAATGAGCCTCAAAGAAGCGGCACTGAAGCTGGCACGCTGTTAGCTGTTGATCTGCAGAAGCTTGACGGCCTCGAAGTTCTGGATGCCGCCTCCCACACGCTTTGTGGTGTAGAACAGAACATTTGGCTTGCTGGTAAACGGGTCGCGCAAGACTCGGATACCAATGCGATCGACGATTAAGTACGCTCGTTTGAAGTCACCAAAGGCGACGGCCAAGTTACCGTTCGTGGTTGCAGAGGGCATCCCGTCGTCAGTCTGCACCGGTTTGCCAAGGATGGTGGCAACTTCACCAGCGCCAGTGGGCGGCGCCCAAATATATGCGCCATCGGCATCTTTGAACTTGCGTACTTTGTTCATCGTGGCATCCGACATCAGCCATGAGGCCCCAGTGCGGTAGCCAGACTTGAGCGCGTAGTACAGATCAATCAGCGCATCGGCGGGACTTACCGAAGTAGTGGGGTCCGCAAATCCACCCGATTTTCCGCTCTTGACGAAACCGACCTTACCCCAGGTGTAGCTGGTGTTAGCTACAACAGGATAGGACAACAAGCCACGCGGCTTGCCTACGCCATTACCATTAATGAATGCATCACCTTCCTGCTCAGCAAACTCGATTGAAACCTCGTCCGCCAGCCACTGCTCAATATTCATGAACCCGTCGTCGAGCATGGTTTGAGTCGCCCCAGGCTGGGCGTAAAGCTCCATAACCGGGAATTCCAACGCCGATAAATTCGGCGTGCCGGTTTCGGATCGGCTTGAACTCTCACCCACCCATCCGGAAATGGTGCCGCCAAGATTGACCAACTTTTTGTAGGACGCGGCACCGATCGGGCGAACGGTAGCCAGGCCACGCATCGCCGAGAGGGTGCCTAATACGCGGTCAATGGTGCTTTCCATTTCCGAAGGGACAACAAAACCGCCGTCCGGGTCAGATTGCGTTGTGAGCCGGGCCGCCACTTCCAGATCACGCAAACCTGCCTCGGTACCTTTGCGAAACCACTGGTTAAATGCGCTCGCATGAGCGACGACATCCTTGTCTGCCTGCTTTGTTCCCCCCATTTCGAAACCAGCGGCCTTCACGGCGAGTTCTGCGATGTTGGCTTGCATTTCGTTCATTGCCGAATTGATGTTCTCGAGCTTTGCGGCGGACAGCGCGTCATGGACGCCTTTCTTAACTTCGGCAAGCTGCGCCTCGTTGGCCACCTTGAATTCTTGCCAGGCACGCTGCAACTCGGCCAGCACTTCTTTTGGGTTGGATGCGTCGGCGTGGACCGACTGGATACCGCGGATAAGATGGTTGGGTTTCATTACTTGCTCCAAAAATGAAAAAGCCCGCATAAATGCGGGCCATGAGTCGATTTAGGGTTACTACCTCAGTATTGCTATCGCCCGCAAAAGATCGGGCACTAGGTCTGTACCAGCGTCGTGCGTGGCACCTGGGGCAGCGTCATGCGTACCCTTCATTTGTTCAAGCAAAGCCCGTCGTTCCGAACGCGGCATACCTTGCTTCGCTAAAAGATTGTCTACCCGCCGCTTCGCGGCTAGGGCTGTGTTCTTCTGGTCCTGCTCTTCAATAATCTCGTCAGCGGGCAAAAGCCCTGTTGCAAAGCCCGCGTCGACGGCAGCCTGACCATTCATCCAGGTTTCCGCGTCCATGAGTTGTGCCGCCTCTTTCACATCAATGTCGGCGGCAGCCGCATAAAGATCGGCCATACTTGCATCGAACTGATCCATAACATCGGCAGCCGAACGCAGATCGTGACGATTTCCAATCACCAGCGACCACGCGTTGTGAATCATGATGAAACCGGATTTAGCCACTTGAATCTCATCGCCGGCCATTGCAATGACCGACGCCGCCGACGCGGCCAGCCCAACAACCTTGACTGTGATTTTGTGCGGGTGCTCACGCAGAAGGTTGTAAATCGCCAACCCTTCGAAAAAATCACCACCTGGTGAGTTGATCAGGACTGTGACATCGCGGGAACCGATTGAGCGAAGCGCCGCCCCGACTCGCTTGGCAGTGACGCCATCAGACCAACCGTCTGAGCCGACCATGTCGTACATCGTGATCGTGTCGGCATCCGCTGCACCTTTTACAGCAGCATCCCACCGGCCCACCGCATCGCTGGGCGCATCCCACTTAACCCCATCAATGGAAAGCGCATTAATTTTCGGTAATTGGCGCAGGCTCATTACGCGGCTCCTCTTCGTTGTTACCCGCAGTGTTCGGCGGGTCGTAGTAAACGTCACCACCCTCACGCGGGTTTTGATCTTCCATGGCTCGCACTTCGTTGGGCGAGTACACGCCCCACTGCAAACCCTTCACATAGCTTTCCCAACGGCCTTTGGTGTCGCCACGAAGCAGGCCGTTAACATTGAATCTGGCGTCGATCGTTTCCCAGTCGGTTTCCGGCAACAGATCGCGTTTGATAGACTCTTCCCAGGTCTTGATCCAATCATTCAGGGTGTAAGTAACGAACCCGATACCTTGGGATTCGATTCCCGAACCCCAACTTGTCGTTTTCTCGGTTGCCCCAATCATGTGGGGCGGGACTCCGAAAAACATTGCGATGTCGTATCGCTGAAAATCTCGTGTCCCTAACCACTGCGCGTCTTCCGCTGAAAGCGAGACGGTATTCAACTTCATGCCTTCTTCGGCCAAAATCCATTTGCCCGCGTTCTCCGCACCGGCGTTTTTCTCATCAAGGGATTCCTTAAGGTTTTTCGCCGCTCCGTCGGATAACTTGCCCGGGTGCTCAATGACCCCACCCGCTAACATGCCGTTTTTGAAAAGCCGCGCACCAGCTTGCTCAGTCTGCAAAGCGAGGCCCAACGACTCACGCATGTTCGACAACACCGACATTCCGGTAACGCCATCAAGAGACATTCCACGCAGGTGCAGAACATCCTTTTGGGCCAGGATCGTGGTCGACCCGTTGGTGCCACTGACTTTGTATTGCATGGCAAGTGAATTGAGCTGCTCGGCCTGCACGCGGTCTGGATGCAATGGAATCAAAGCAACAACATTGCGCCCCACCATGACTTTCCGCGCGTATGCGTTACCGCGAAGCAGCAAATGCGCCTGCATCATCCGACGAAACTCAGAAGGCGTTTGCCATGGGTTCGGCTTAACTGTCAACACCGGGCGCAGTGGATGTCCAACCGCAGGGCGACGAACGTTCTCGCTTTCACGCGTGACCAAATCGAGCGGAAGAGTAGCAACCGCACCACCAATGATGTTGATACACCGCCAGGCCGCTGCCACGCGCATCGCGGATGCTTCGGTCACGATCGCTCCGGAGCTCGTATTGCCTCCGCGAATCATGTCGTTGACAGTAGCGCCGCCGGCATGGGCGTTTAGACGCCTGCCGAGAAGCCGGCTAAATATCCCCATCATGTACCCTTGTCAAAATAATAGAACGCCGCGCTGCTCGTAAATCGACTCTGTTTCCACTGGCGCCCGGGCGGAAAGACCCGTTGCCATCGTTAGCGCTACGATCCCGTCAACGCGACCGATTGCTTTGTCTTTGGCAATCTTTCGGTTTCCCGCCGGGTCGGAGTTAGTGATGGCGTTTGCTGCGCACCAGGTCAAAACCGGATTACCCTCGTGCCGCAATTCCCCATCGATCAATCTGCGCTCAAGCTCATCGATCGCCGGCCCCATATCCTTGAAGCCCTGACCAAAAGCCTCGAGAGCTGGCAAACTCACGCCCTCGTTGTCCATTAAGGACTTGAGGTCTTCAATACGCCACCGGTCATAGGCAATACCCTGGATGTCGTACAAACCGGCAATCTGGTGTAGCTGATGCAGCACAGCCAACTTATTGATTGCACGTCCAGGCAATGCAATTAAATGTTCCGCATCGCGCCACGCTAAATAAGGCACGCGGTCGCGGTCGGCTTTTTCGTGTAAGCCATCACCCGGCAGCCAGAACCACGCCCGGGTTCGCCAAAAGGGGTCATGCTCGACGGGCTCAAAAATCAATGTGAAGGCGGTTAAATCCTGCGTGCTGGACAAATCCAGCCCGCCCCAAGCCCGACGATCTTCAAGCAACGCACCGTCAACTGGATCATCTTTGCAACCCAGCCAAACATCGGCGCCAATCCATGGCGATGCTGCTTCGACCCACTGGCAAAAGTTCAGGCGGCGAACCGTTGACTCTTTACCGGGCATGCCCTTGGCTTCAGTGACCTGTTCCCTCAGGTATTTGTAGCCAGGCACCCCGCCGTTTTCTTCTCCCTCGCGACCGAATTGAAGCGAAGGATTCGCCTTCGGCCAGCACGACTCATCTTTAAAAGGATCGTCGCCCTCATCGAAGCCGCAGATGAAAGCAAATAAACTGTCATCCTCGACCAGACCCGCTGATACCCTGCAGCCATATTCGTGATACTCCCAGCAAACGCTTGTTTTGTTCACGCCGCTGTTGGTAATCATGAAAATCAGCGCTTGGCGCCGGTTTTTCGTACCAGCCCGCATCATCTCAACGACCGTGCGGCTTTTGTGCTCGTGAATCTCATCAAGCAAGGCCACATGAGGCCGAGGGCCCGACTGGCCATCATCAGCACTGATCGGCCGAAAGAAACTGCCGGCGGACGGGTAAGCCAGATTCCAGACTTTCTCGCCGCGCCCAGACTTCTCGATACGGTCACTCAACAATGGCGACTGATCGACCATCGCCACCGCGTCACGAAAAAGAATCATTGCCTGATCTTTTTTCGTCGCCGCCGCGTACACTTCGGCCCGGGCTTCACCATCGGCGGTCAGGCCATACAAGCCCATGCCAGCTGCAAGTGGAGATTTGCCCGAACCCTTGCCCGTTTCGACGTAGGCCACCCTAAAACGTCGGTGTCCATCTTTGGCACGCCATCCGTGCAACGAGCCAATAACGAAGCACTGCCATGGATTCGGGTTGAACGGCTCGCCTTCGTATTCACCACCATTCAGACAGAGCACTTCCTGGAAGTACCCAATTGCGCGGTGAACCGCCTGGAGGTCCCAAACTAAACCTCGATCCGCCCCATGTTCCAAGTCACGCAGATGACGTGCGCATGCGTTACGTACGTCCTGACCAAAAATGTAATCGCCACGCAGTGTTTTCGCGGCAAACAGGGTTACAGGATCATCAATTTCCCCGCACGTGACAGCATCAACGTAAGCCTGAATCCCCTCAGAAATACTTGGCGGCTTTTTTTGCTTGCTCATTCGGGAAAAGCTCACCTTGCGGCTGTTGTGTGGGACCTAACTTTGAGCGTGCTGCCGGGTTAAAACCGAAATTCGACCCGGCCTTGTTCATGCGTTCCTCAGCTCGATTAGCGATCTGCATCCAAACGCTGATCTGCTTGAAGCCATTTGGTGTTTCGTCAATCATGCCGACTTCACCCAGGCCGGCGATCATCTCTCGCGCTTTTTTCCAATCTGCCCACGCCTGACAGTAAACAGCCAACTCGCCTCGGTCGAGTTCGTTGACCATACCCAGCACAGTCAAGTCTTTTGCTATGCGCTTCCATTCCGTCTTTGCATCTGGCGTCAGAAACGCAGGGCATGGCGGGATCTTTACCGGCAGCTCGGAATCCGGCTTTGCTTGTTGGGCTGCCTTCAATTCAGCCGCACTTTTTTTGCTCGGGTTTCCGTGCAATAGATGCACAGTGGCCGGCAAAGCCTTTCTGCCAGAATTATTATTACCAGCCATAAATCACCTATGTATTTCGGTATACCCCCCTCCCATTTTTCCCGCTGGTGCAAGAAGAGATATGGGAGCGGTCTAGAGCGCAGGCCCCTTGGACTTTTTCACCCCCCCCTACCGGTTCCAGTGGTGCCCGGAATCCAGGGGGAGGCCATCCAATGTGCAGCCTGCGACAGCGCCTGACTTCTCCATTCGCTGTTTGATGCTGTCGTGACAGGTTTTGCAAAGTGACTGCCAGTTGTTGCGATCCCAAAACAAGCGCCTTGCCTCTTTCAGTTGCTCTGGATCATTGCTTTCAATGGCTTCTTTCATGCGAGGTGGGACCTTGTGGTCGACCACGGTTGCCAACTCCGTTCTGCCCTGCTGGCCATGAAACACACAAAGCGGATGTTTCTTTAAGAACGACTCGCGTGCTTTCTGCCACTTGTAGCCGTAGCCGCGCTGGGTTGAAGTAGGTTCGCTCATTTGATTACTTTGGTCCGAACCGCCCTCGCTACCCAATAGCCAACCTTTTCAGGGTCTGGTTCAGAGTTCGTCAGCCTTGCCATAAATTCAACGCCCATCAAGTACCAACGTATCCACCATGCCAAGCTGATTCGAATTTTGGTTGTTGCCATTCAAGAACGGGAAATCGATTTGCCAGGCCCCAGCCCCTTATGACGCCTGGGTGAGAATATGCACTTATCGGGATCATCAGAACCAAACATCTCGACCTCCAAAAAAGAAAACCCGGCAAGCATCAACATGCTGCCGGGACAAGGGCTTTCGAAAAACCCTCAGGAGACAACCGGAAAACAAAAAGCCCGGCTGTTTAAAGGCTCGGGCTTTCTTGTTCAGAGCGTTGCGTCGCAAGCTCCGCAGGAATGTACAGGATTATCCACGATCCGGTTTATGTCTCATAATTCAAAATGTTACAGCGCGTAGGTTTTACGCCTCTTGCTTCGCTCCATCAGCCATTCAGCAACACGATGATCCGCCTGCACTAAGCGCCGCCAAAACGTGGTCTTGACAACCCCCATTTCCTTAGCGACGCTCTCCAAGGTTCCGCCTTTACATGTGTGCCATGCCCTCACCGCATCGCGCAAGTCGGGCGGCAATGACCCTATCGCCTCATCGGTCAAACCACACTCGATATCATCAACCGGCACGAAAGACGTAAACCCACCGTCACCACTCACGCTTACGCGTTTACCGCTTTTCCACTCCATCAATCGAGCCAACGGGTGCATTGACCCACCCGCTGCGCCACCACCTCGAGTTACCCATAAACCCCATGCATCGAACCGGGCCTGAATGTCGGGCAAACGTTTATGAGTCATTGAAAGGCCTCCCGGCAATTTTGGACGAAAATGAGTTCATGCATCGATTCTCTTTCCTAAAAGACACTGTTATCCCCTGTCACTTCCACAAAAGGCCCCCCCTACCCCCCACGCACAAAAAAGGAGGTAGAGAGGACGGCTTCCACCCGCGTACACACGGATCCACACCTCAGGCTTTACTTGCCTGCCCCCGGGCCTGTGGATACGGCCAGCCCGCCGGATTGTTCGGGAGTTGCACCCTAGTTGCCAAGCAACGTACCGGTACCGGTTTCTTACGCGCCCACGGTTGCGCGGTGTTTCTTGTCCTGCCGGCCCATACAGGCCCTGTTGCGTTTAAAGGCGCGGGACCCACGCCCGCGTCTCTACGCTTCGTAATGCTGGTTTTCGTCAAGCACGGCTTGGATACGCGCTTTGTACTGTTCGGTTGTTTCACCCGGCCTGGCCGGCCCTGCACCTACTTCCCGCCCTTTACGCTCCATCAGCACGTGTGATGTCCACCAGGCCGGACCACTTTGGCGTTTGGGCTTTGGTACTGGCGGGAACACGTCACCACCCAGTTCGTCCTCCCAGCGCTCACCATTCAACCAGGTCGCGGGGTGCGGAATATGACAACGTGCCCGCCCTTCCTTGCGCCACTGGGCAATATGATCTGGCAACGCTTGGAAAGCCGTGATCTGTTTGGTTGTGGACAACTTATTCCACGCCCTCAATGCTGCTTTCTTCGCCTCTCGCCGAGGCCACGCAGACCAGAAATCATCGAACGTGGGAATACATTGATCAACCAGGCGGCTCACCTGGCTACGCTGCGCCGTCGGCGCCGACTGAACAGGATGCGTCATACACACCTCTACGTTTCTTAAGAAAACAAAAACCCTGTACCCGCTTAAAAACAGGCACAAACACGACTCAATAAGGGATTTAATTCACCGAGGCTTAAGGCGGCTCGTGGCTTAGCCCCAGCACAAAGGTTTCAATTGCGTTTATCGCCATAGCGCCGAAACCCCATGGTCGAAAATAGTGCTTGCGGTACTTTTGCCATAACAAGCAACCGGTCGGCGGGCTTGCGGAATCCTCTGCCGGCGCACAACCTGCACTTGGCCACGGCTCACCAAACGATGACAAATATTTTTCACCGTGCGCTCGGGCAAGCCAAGTCGCAAGCAAAGATCACGTGCAGTCATCGGCCGCTCAAGCAAAGCCTCTAGGGCTTGGGTGGTTTTAGGGTCAGGAGGACGTGACATAGGCTTACCTCGGCTTTACTGCATATTGGCGGTCGCTACCGCTTGTGACAGAATGTTGGTTCCTACACTCAACAAAACGCCACAAGGGAGCGACCATGACTAAAAAACCCGTCATAAACAAACCCTCCTCACAACCAAGCCAACGCCAATCCCCTGGCAAAACCGGCGTAAGAAACTGGACAATGCCAACACAAGCAGCACCACCAAGTAGTGGCGGCTCAAAAGGCGGAGGAGGTTCTCAAGGATCAAGTAATGGAAAATCAACTGTGGGTAAATCCGGATCGAAATAACCTGATATTGCAAACCCGTTTTGGACGCACTTACGGGCAGCGCTTGGCCAGGTTCTACCGTAGAACCAGCAACATCATTCGTTTCGTGCAAATTTTCAGCGGGTCGGCAGCATTCGGCGTTGTACTTGCCCAAATCGATAGCACTGCGCTGATTGCCTGGGCAGGTTTGATCATGGCAGCGGCCAGCGCTATCGATTTGGTATGGCAGCCCGGAGACTTGGCCAGTCAATGCGCGCGGGGTGCAGAACAGTGGGGTCAGCTCGAAGCCAAGGCGTACTCCATCAAGGATGACGACTTGCGAAAAGAAATTGCTATGCTGCAAAGCCTGGTGCTGCCAAGTTGGGAATGCATGCGAGCACCAGTCTTTAACGATCTGATGAAAGAAATTAATAGCAAACAACGCGAGCCCGTTGGATTCCGAGGTCGATTTTTCGCCAAACTGATGTGAGTTAAGCAAAAAGCTCATATCAACGTCCCGCCTGCTTTCGTGACTTAACCGTGGCAGCACACAAGGCACGTAATTGATTCGCTGCCACAGTCATTTCAGCCAGCTCACGATCGATGCGACGCAACTCATTCGGAGTGACGTTGCCATCTTCAACAGAAGCGGTCACCGCACCGAGAAAATCACCAAACTCCCTTGCCGCATCCGAAATCGAGCGAAACATGCGATTGCCATTGCCCACGCTGGAGACTTGAATGCAAATATGATCCAGGTCGGTAGCCAGCCCATGTAGCATTCGGTAGTCGCCCGTAGCCTGCATGATCTTTCTGGCCTGCGGCACTGTTAAATGGTTGGCTTTGTCGGTCAGGCACACCTTGTGCGACAGGACTGAGCCATTTATGTCCACCACCGCGCCCAATGCCTTCGCGCCACCGTCATAGTCGGAAACCGTCGACAGCGCAGCCACTTCAAATGAATAGCTCATTGCGCCTCCCCAATCAAAACGCGCTGTATGAAGCGCTCACTGAACTCAAGCACTTCCCCGTTTACCTTTAAAACGGCTACACGCTCGTATTCCCGCTCCGTACGTGGCGCATCTTTATCAACAACCCGAGCACTCCAACGCACAAATGATGCTTGCAACCCACTGGGTAGCAGCACGCGCGTCCCCACTTCAATGAACACTGTCATAGATCACCTTGAACTTGGATATGGTGTCCGGAGGCCCGATAGGGATGCGTTCATCCGACTCTTCGGGCTTCCACGGATTAGGGGCGGCCAATCCTAATCGGTTAAGCTTGGAGATTCCTGTAACCAAACCTTTCCGAAAAGGACCGACCATGGACGAGCACAATATTGATTCTCTGCTGGGGAAGTTCATCGCTCAAAACTCCCTACTTGCTTCCTTAATAAGGGTATTGCCACTAGAAGGGCTACGAGCCCTAGAGTCAGAGCTACACCGTGATGTGGAGTTCGGAAAGGATTTCTTTGTCGCTCAAAATTGTTCCGATCAGACGATTTCGAGTTTTGAGTGGCAGGCTGACGCGAATATTGAACTTGTTCGTAAGGCACTCGCGGATAAAGAAGCGCTTCAAAGCCCCGACGCCGCTCTTCATTGGATGAAGGAACGCCTCGACCCCAAGAATGAGCACTAATTTCGCATTGATTATTGGGTGTTGTCATATATCAACCCTTTTTGACGTGGCGCGACCATGCTCTATGAGCGAAGATGAACGCACTGCAAATAACACTTCGAATAACTAAAGGAGAAGATTTTTGGATATCGGAAACGGAGTAACCCTCTCTCACGAAGACATGCAGGAGCTTTATGAATATGCGACCTACCTCGCCCGCAGCGCCTTTGGAGAACCAACCGACGACCACATAGACGGCGTTTTTGACCGGTTGCTTTTCAATGAAGCCTACGGAGCGGGTCCTTACGGCGCAACAACCTTGCATTGAGGCGGCCAATCCCAATCGATTACGCTTGGAAATTCCAGTAAACAAACTTTTACGAAAAGGATTGACCAGATGATCGTTGAAATAGCCACGGCGGTGACGGCAATTGCTACGGTTTGCACTGTTCTTCTGACGCTCCGTAAACATTTGGACGATTCGATGCGAAACGCACCTGCAATTCGATTGAATAAGATATCGACAGACGGCGACCTGGTATTTGCCACGCTGACGATTTACCCAACCGATCATCACGTAATTATTCGTCGAGTATCCATCGCCAAATGCAAAATCGCTATAGCCATGTACGGGACAGATGACTGGGGCGAGAAAGCGACCTACGCAGTTGCTCATAAACCCTCCGAATCAATTGACGTGGATTTTGATTTGCTGCCAGCGCAGCTATCGCCTGTCCCGACGGAATTGACTTTGGCAATCAGATTGCGCAAAAAGCAAAACTCTGTCCGCATAAGGCTCCACAGAGACAGAGCATATTTCAGTGCCAAACACAAAATCACTGCAATGATCAGCAATGAGGCTGACTGAGTCAGCACAAGAAAATCACACATGTTCGGCCTCCTTAATTTCGGCACGAGACACAAAATAGTTATGCAACGCCTCCACCGTGCTTATCCGAGGATCCTTAACCTCACCGGAACGAATTTTTTTGATCGTGCTCTCCGGGACCGAAGTATCAACCGCAAGCTGAGGCAAATCGCCCCACTTAACCAGTCGAAGATTCGTTACCACCGATGAAAGAAGAGTTTGTTTTGGCTCCATGCGTCTATTATCAACTCATATTTGGGTTAATGCAACCCGCACATGGGTTAAATAATCTGGGAATATCCCAAATATGAGCACGAAGGCTATGAAAATTCTCGCAGACACTATGAAGCGGCTAATTGGGCCGGAGGGAATTTATACGTCTAACGCAGCGGCCAGCGCCGCTTCTCAGACCGTTTCTCGCTCGACCTTTGATCGTTTGAGGAACGGAGATAAGATTGGAGCGTCAGCGGTTGCCATTGATAAGCTCGATGGCGTAGCTGACGCGTTCGACGTGGAGATTTGGCAACTATTCGTACCAGGTATGGACCCGCGTAATTATGTGCCAAAGCTGCTTTCAGACGAGCTTGAGGCGTCTTTACCGAAAGATGAGCGCGAGTTGTTAGCAGCTTACCGGGCGCTCGGGAAGAGAGAAAAAACGTACCTACTCGCAGACGCCCAGAAATACTTAGAAACCAAAAGAACATAGCCCTATATAGATTGCTCTGACTGGGCTATTTTTTCGAACTGTAAGTAACAAAAGTTTAGTTTGATGTGAGACTGTAAGCAACTCTTATGATGGTCGGTTTGTCGATCAAGCACAGATAGGTCGGGCCCAGAAGGCCTCCCCAAAAAAGAGGTTTTTATGAAGAATTACGAATTAAAGCAATTTACGCCCAAAACTTTAGCTTCAACTAGGCGGGACTGGGAACACGTTGCGGGTAAAGACGCTTTTGCCACTGAATACGGCTTGGTTTTTGAGTGGACAGAAAAGCATATTGATTACGCCAACGGACATAATGACTCATTGGCGTATGGAATGTTTGCGCCACGAGCCCAGAAAGCGGTAGCTATCGTAGAAGTAATTCAAAGAAAAGTGGCTCGCAAAGGATTGACTAAAATGCTCAAGCTTTGGATTACGCCAGAGTACTGGGATGCGGCTGCTAGCCGAAAAGAAATTGCCCACGTTATGCTGTCTGCAATGCAAGGAACTTTATTATTAAGTAAAAACAATCAATCTAAAACTGTTAAGATATATGGTCGTAATGAACAAATGCTCAGCGTGCTGCACACAGTGCATATTATGCTATCAGAACTAATTGAAAAAGAGGATCTGAAGGGCATCGCCGTAAATATTGTTGATAGATGGCTTGAAATAAAAGTAGACGATCAGGAGAGGAAGAAATGAACAATGTTGAATACTTATGTGTCGCCGATGTATTTAGGAAACACGGTCAAGCTCTCTATCCGGTTATTGAGGAAGCTGTTGAAACCTCAGTGAAACTAATGAGTGCCGCCGATTTACAAGCTGCTTTTTTTGATTATTCTTCGACTGATAACGCCTATTCTTTGGTCAATGATCTTACAAAAGCCGCATAAATTAATTCGCTCTATCTGCATTCAATAACTTAAAAATAAGCTTCACAGATAGACTAAATTCGATCCAGATTGATGAACCCCTCCCAGCGAGGGGTTTTTTATCGCCTTGTGCCAGACCCGCCTGTTTCCCTGCTAAAAAACTCACTCAATCTTTCTATTTAGGGTTTTCCCCTAATCATCCCCGTCTCTCCCCATCCGCAAACGGTTTCCAAAAGGTATTCACAAGTTATCCACTTCTTGGCACTTGTACTGTATTTTTATACAGTGCAATATAGATCAAAGAGGCCTCCAAGTTCATTATTCGCTTGGACCAACTGAGCCCATTTCGTTTTTTAAAAACTTTTTGATAATTTGAATTCTATGAACGGACGTCCCGCAAAATTTATTCGTCGCGAGACGCTGGAACTGCAATCTGCCATAGGGGAGTAGCTAGATGAACGAAAACAACAATAAGAACGACCGCCGAACGAAACCTGGTGACCTTCACGCAGCACGCAACTGTCACCACGACATGCATTCATTATTAAGTTTCATTTGCCAAGACGATTTCGGCCCCTTTTCAAAACTATCGGGCACTGAACAACAGGGTGTACTTCGAATCCTTCGAAAGTCTTCCGAAGACCTGGGCGAAATTCTAGAGCCCTTTTAATCACTAAATAAATTAACCCAAATCAGGGTTGACATCAGCCCATAAACGGGTTTAGTATGCCTGAAATAACTCAAATATGAGTCGAAAGAAACGAAACACAAGCAGGCAAACCCATGACAACCATCGCATACCTACTCTTACTCACCACGGCCCTTGCCCTTGCGGCCGCATTGGATAGCGTTTGGATGAAGTACCTGCGGCCGTATCTGTCGAACAAGCACCACCTACGACCAATTGACCAAAGCGAATGCATCCCCAAAGTCGCGTGGGTGGGTGCCTGGGCTTTCTTGGTCGCGGTCTCGGGTGCCTATTTGGTAGCCAGGCACATCGCCGCAGGCTGACAAGGTGAAGCCATGAAGTCCACAGCGAGCCGAGACCAGCTGCTAAAGGCATTCAAGCTTGCCCGCATTCAAACACTTTCATTTGAGCAGGCGCTGGAGATCCCTTGTTTGGCAATCGCTTTATCGAATACCGCTCTAGCACTTGAACAAGCAAGGGCAAAACCCGCACCAAAACCACGCATCGACGTGAAACGAATCGCCGCCGGCGACATTGATTAACCAACCCCATAGGAAAAAGAATGGCGATCAAACCCATTACCGAAACTCTGCGGCATGTCCGCTGCGGTCAATTACTCGACGAAGCCTCAGAAGCGTTAGCTGAAGTTGTTAAGGCAGTCGACATAACCGGCAAATCCGGGAAGGTGACCATCGAGCTGCAGGTCAAGAAGCTATCTCGTTCCGGCGCGTTAGAAATTGTCGACAAGGTGACGCACAAGATCCCGACCGAGGCACCCGTCACGACCATGATGTACCCAACACCCGAGGGCAACCTGATTACCGAGGATCCCCGGCAACAAAAGCTCGACCTGAAGACCGTGCGTGCGTCAGGCGCTGCTGACATCACCCCCATCAAAAACAACTAAGGAGCGTCCAAATGACCGACACCCGCCAATCATTCGACTCAAAAGAGAACATCGCCGAAACTGTCGCACGCGAGGCACGTAAACCAATGCCATTAGGCCAGGACGACGAAACAGGCGCAACGCTTTTTGCCGTTCCGGAAGGTTGGAGCTTGCAAACTGATCAGTGCATGGAAAAGCTGGCCTTAACCCCCTATCGCAAGCGGGGCAAAGCCACTTTCGTCGACACCGCATCGTTTATTACCTACGTAAACACGCACAAGAAGCCTGAATCAAAACTGTATGCAACAGTAGATCAGGCAAGCGAAAGCCCGCTTGCGATTACAGCGATCTTCAACGACCACCAAGCCAGTGACGTTAACGAGTCAAAGGCAGGTTGGCTCGATTTCAACGCCCGCCTTTTACCCAAAGCCTCACACGAGTGGAAAAAGTGGACTGCCCACGACGGCAAGGCAATGAGCCAGTTCGATTTTGCGCAATTCATTGAAGACAACATGAAGGACATTGCCACCAAGGAAGGTCTGCCAAACGGCACTGAAATGCTGAGGATGGCGCTTCAGTTCGAACTTACGCAGGACAAGCGCATAAAGTCTGCGATCCGTATCCAGTCGGGCGGCACCAACATTGAATACGTTGAGGACGACGACACCGGCACAGTTGAAAGAATGAGCGCGTTCGATCGCTTTGCGTTGGGTATACCGGTGTTCTGGCGAGGTCAACCATATTACATCGAGGCAAAGCTGAGGTACCGCTTGCGCGAAGGTGTGTTGAAAATCTGGTACGACCTGATCCGTCCTGATGTAATCGTTGACGATGCTGTGGAAGGCATCCTTGAGACCGTGTCGAATGAAGTTGGACTCCCTGTTCTATATGGGCATGTGAACCAATGAATAGGCGCAGCTCACTTCACTTAATTGGCCTGGCCGGTCGCGCCGGCGCTGGCAAGGACACGTGTGCCGACATCATGTTCTCTCAGCATGATTTTGCCACCACCGCCTTTGCTGCCCCCCTGCGCCGCGAAATCATTTCAGCATTCCGGATCGATGGTGCGCTCTTTTCAGTTGAGCAGAAAGAGCGCCGCGCCCCAGCCCTGGCCATTAATCGTTGCGCCGAGTCAGGGTTCATTCAACGGATGACGGAACTGGGTGTCGATCTTGCCGAAGCCAGATCCCCCAGGGAAATCATGCGTTGGTGGGGAACCGAATACCGACGACACCAAAACGACCGGTACTGGACAGACCTGATGCGACATTGGATAGATTGCATGGCTTTGGATGGAATCAGACGCCTCGTCATAACCGACGTTCGTTTTCTGAACGAGGCGCAGTTCATTCAATCGCTAGGCGGGTCGATCTGGCGGATCCGCCGACCGGTCGCAGAAGCAAAACATGTCGACCACCAATCGGAAACGGAAGTCGCAGCCATTTGGCCTGACTCCGTGATCGATAACACTGGATCACTTGGCGACTTGGCCAGAGAGATTGAGTCCACCCTGTTAGAAACTCTCTCCACCCGAGGTGAGCAATGAGAAAGCGAAGCAAACACTATTGCCCAAAACGCGCTGAAATCCCGATGCTGGTTAAAGCCTATCGCGCCTTCAGCCCCCTACAAGACATCGTGGACCAGATCGCCAAAGACGGCACCCTAAATTGCTCAGCACGCGGTGTGCCGATGTTTCGTGATCTGGAGGACGGTCAATGGTACGACACCGCCGTGGCCCTGCAGGGCGTTATCGATCATCTGGAAATGTACCAGCTGCGCCACCAGGTGAGCCTGCCGTTGGATTCGCTGAAAGAGTTTCACAAAGGCATTGAGTACGCGATACCGGTATCGGCAACCTTGTTGGCTAAGCTGCAGCGCGACATACCCCGCCTGCAGGGTGCTTTAGCCCGGAGCAATCCTGATGATGTCAATGACATTTTGCGGCAGGTTCAGATCAAGGAACTGTTGGAGACTCAACAATGATTCGAGAACAGTTCTCTTTGGACATTAACCACGAACTGATTATTGACAACTTCGCCGGTGGCGGAGGTGCGTCTTGCGGTATTGAACAGGCTTTGGGAAGACATGTTGACGTAGCCATTAACCACGACCCCGAAGCCGTGGCGATGCATGAGGCCAACCACCCGCAAACCAAACACTATTGCGAGTCCGTTTGGGACGTAAATCCGCTAGAAGTTACTCAAGGCCGTCCGGTGGGGCTGGCCTGGTTCTCCCCTGACTGCAAACACTTCAGCAAGGCCAAGGGCGGAAAGCCGGTCGAAAAGAAGATTCGCGGACTCGCCTGGATCGTTCTGCGCTGGGCGGCATTGGTTCGCCCTCGCGTGATCATTCTGGAGAACGTGGAAGAGTTCAAGACATGGGGCCCGTTAACCGACGACGGCCGGCCATGCCCAAACCGCAAGGGCCAGACCTTCCGAAGTTTCGTTCGTCAGTTGCAGGAAAAGGGTTACGCGGTCGAAACACGGGAGTTGCGGGCATGCGACTACGGCGCTCCCACAATCCGCAAACGGCTATTCATGATTGCACGTTGCGACGGGCAGCCTATCGTTTGGCCTACCCCAACACACGCGGCACCGGACTCCGAAGCGGTCAAACAAAAAGCGCTCAAACCGTGGCGTACTGCCGCCGAGTGCATTGACTGGTCTTTGCCCTGCCCTTCCATTTTTGAGCGGACCAAGCCTTTAGCAGAGAACACACTGAAGCGCATTGCCCGAGGGCTCAAGCGGTACGTACTGGAAAGTGGCGATCCGTTCATAGTGAAGTGCAATCACACGAGCAGCCGCACGGTTTACGACTGCTTTCGAGGCAGCGCAATCGACGAGCCGTTAAAGACCATCACAGCAAGTCATGGCATGGGGCTTGTTGCGCCTTACGTGACGAAGTTTAGGGCCGGCGCTACTGGCAGTTCACTTAAGGATCCGCTTCACACCGTCACCGCTGGTGGCGAGCAGGCTCGCCCAGGCACAGGAAATGCAATGGGTTTGGTTGTTCCAACGCTTATCCAGACAGGCTATGTAGAGCGACCTGGACAAGCGCCGCGCGTTCCAGGCCTTGATAAGCCACTCGGTACAGTAGTCGCAGGAGGCGCAAAACATGCGCTTGTATCCTCATTTCTGGCCAAACACTTTGGCGGCAACTACACAGGCCCGGGTGCCGACCTTTACGAACCGACGCACACGGTAACCGCTACTGACCATCACGCACTCGTAGCGTCAAACCTGATCAAGTTGAGAGGCACCAGCTTTGCGGCCGCCACCAATGAGCCGCTGCACACCGTTAGTGCCGGAGGCCTACATCACGCCGAAGTCAGGGCCTTTCTGATCAAGTATTACAGCGAAGGTGGGCAGGATCAGGACTGCCGCGAACCAATGCACACGGTACCGACAAAGGATCGGCTCGGACTGGTCACCATCGCTGGCCAGGAATACCAAATTGCCGACATCGGCATGCGGATGCTGGAACCCCATGAGCTTTATGCCGCACAGGGCTTCCCGAGTGATTACATCATCGCTCCGACCGTTGCCGGCAAGCGTTTACCCAAACATGCCCAAGTTCGAATGTGCGGCAATTCTGTATGCCCACCGCTGGCCAAGGCCATTGTCGCCGCAAACGTGCCCGAGTTGGCCGCATGGAACCAGAAGGAAATAAAGTCTGGCGCGGTCGCCGCCTGACTTATCCACACAAACTGTGAATAACCCACTGGAAAACCTTATGACAACCGATAAACATCGTGATTCGACGCCGGGTTACGGGCAGCCGGTCAATAACTGTCCTAACGTTCAGCGGTATGCACTTGGCAGCAAACATTACAAACACGAGGTCGTGCCCTGCATGATCGAGCATCCGCAAGGTAAGTATGTTCTGTTCACTGAATACCAGAAACTTGCAGCCCACAACCAATACTGCGAAGCGCTTATAGCAAAGCTACGTGGCGACAAGCAGAGCCCGCAGGGGCCGAGCAGTCGTTTGTTTGGGGGTCGGTCATGAGCGCACCAATCATAGAGCATGAGTTCTCTCTCGGTGTAAAGGTTGTCGATATCGGTGATCTACGAGTTGCCAGAGGGCTGACGCGCCGAGAGCACTCAACATGCAAGCACGCCAAATTGGTTTACGACACCAAGGAACGGCGCGTGTGGTGCAAGGACTGCGAAACCGATGTTGAACCGTTCGATGCCTTCACTTCCCTTGTCGAACGGTTTTATGCCTTCGAGAACCGCATTTCGATGCTTCGTGCAATTGAAGCAGAAACATTGCATAGCCGTGCGGCAAAAACCCTGGACAAGGAGTTTAGAAGTAGAACCATGACACCATGCTGCCCTCATTGCAGCCGGGGGATATTGGCCGAAGACGTCGTGAACGGAGTTAGTTCAATGAGCCGTGATTTGGAACTGCGCAGGAGGTCAATGAAATGAGCTGGTCAATCGGATATGACGACGGATGGAGTCGTGATATCGGCTACGGAGTGCCTGCCGTTTGCGACCACCCGGAGTGCAATGAGCCCATAAATCGAGGATTGGCGCATGTGTGCGGAAATCAAGAGCCATACGGTGGCGAAGATGGTTGTGGCCTGTATTTTTGTCATGCGCACGGCGGCGGCAGCCTATGCTCTCACTGCGCCAATGAAGATGGTGAAACGTTCGACCCAAAGCCTGACGCACCTGAATGGATACAACACAAGCTGACGCACCCAAGCTGGTTGAAGTGGAGAGCAGAAAACCCTGAGTGGGTAGAGAAGTGTCAGGGGGCATTGAGTGTAGAGCAGCGCAAACATCAGATTGAAGAGATGTGCCGCTTGTATGACGTTTCACCTTCAATTATCGATAGCTTTTAAGGATAGAGAAAATGGCGGTAAGATACCTCACCATAAAAAAATTCTCGCTTGAAGCCGGATACACTGAAGAAGCCATCCGCACAAAAATCCGCGATGGCATATGGCCCGAGCGCCAAGTATGGGTAAAAGCACCTGATGGGCGGGTTTTGATTGACGTGGAGGGCTACAACGAATGGGCAAGCAGTACGACGGTGTTCGGTCGGCCTCGGGGTCGTCCATCGAAATCGACTTCTACTACCACGGGCAACGTTGTCGCGAGCGCATCAAACTCAAGCCCTCTCCCGCTAACTTAAAACGGGCAGCGAACCACCGCGCAGCAATTTTGCTGGCAATCGAAGACGGGACTTTTGAGTATGCGGTAACATTTCCAGATAGTAAGAACGCAACAAAATTCAGCGCCAAGCCCTTTACCGGCACCCTAAGAGAGTACCTCGAAAGCTGGATCGACTCGAAGGAAAAAACAATCAAGGCGAGTACTGCTAACGGATACCGGAAAGCCATAAGCGGCTTACTTGTACCTGAGCTTGGAAACATCCATTTATCTGAGCTAAAGCGATCGGATGTACGAGCAATGTGCGAAGGCATGACTGCCGGCAATAAGCGAATCAGCAACGTATTGTCGGTTTTGCGATCGGCACTGGACGAAGCCTTGCATGACGAAATTATTCCATTCAACCCAATTGCCGGCTGGACATATAAAAAGAATGAGCCACCAAGAGAAGAGGATGAGGTAGACCCTTTCACTCGCGAAGAACAATCTCGCATACTTGCTGAGCTAGATGGCCAAGCCCGCAATTTTATACAGTTCGCATTCTGGACTGGCCTAAGAACATCGGAGCTCGCGGGCCTGATGTGGCAGGATATTGACGAAGTGCGGGGAGAGCTTCAGGTGCGACGCGTGGTAACGCAAGACTCAAAGGGCGTGGAGCGCACCAAAACCGTCAGCAGCACGAGAAAGGTGAAGTTGCTGGGCCCAGCGCTGGCGGCCCTGAAGTCACAAAAAGACCACACCCTACTCCAAGGCGAATTTGTTTTCCACAACCCGAGAACTAATGAGCCCTGGACTGGCGACGGCCCCATCAGAAAAACCATGTGGGCTCCCGCGGTTAAAAGGGCCAAGGTTCGCTACCGCCGCCCCTACCAAACACGGCACACTTACGCATCGATGATGCTTTCAGCGGGCGAACATCCAATGTGGGTCGCGCAGCAAATGGGGCACAAAGACTGGGCGATGATCCGTAGAATTTATGGGAAGTGGATGGAGGATGCAGCCCCCGATGCCGGCAGTCGCGCGGAAGCAAAATTCGCAACGCTCGGTCAGCATTTGGTCAACATTGAACCGAAGACCGTTATAAATAAAGGCTAG